ATTGCTGTTGATAAATTAAATCAGTTTACTATTGACCCAAGATCATGGGCTGAAACAGAAGATAAAGGTGATATTGTTGCAGTATTTCATAGTCATGTAAACTGCGATGCAACACCATCTGATGCTGATAAGTATTCTTCTGAAAAACAAGGTTTAAAATATTACATCGTCAATCCTATCAGTAATGAATGGCAAAGTTATGAACCAGTTGGTTATAAAAATAGTTTGATTGGTAGACCTTATGTATTTGGAGTATATGATTGTTGGAGTCTTGTCAGAGATTATTTTAAAGAACAGGGAATTACACTAAGAGACTGGGTAAGACCTGCTAATGAAGATGATTTTATCAAAAAACCAATGTTTGAAGATTGTTTCGAGGCAACTGGTTTTCGTGAGTTAAAATATAACGAACAGCTACAGACAAATGATTGTTTATTGCTTAGTATTTATGGTAATGGTCTTAATCATATTGCTGTATTCATTGATGGAGAAGTATTACATCACATACAAGGAAGGCTGTCAGGCAGAGAACCTTATGGTGAATGGTTGCAGAAGTGTACTGGCAGGAGAATAAGATATGTTGCGTAAAATAAAACTATATGGACATCTAAGAGAATATACAGGTCTTAAGGAAGTGGAGGCTCATGTTAATAATATAAGAGAAGCTGTTAGTTTTCTTACTTGTAATTGGCCTACATTAGAGTCACAGATTGTACAAAATAATTATCATGTTCTACTTGATAAAGATGATGTGGGAGAAGACGAATTATTATATCCGATAGGAGATGCAAGTATAAGTTTTATACCAGTGGTAGAGGGAAGTGGTAAGTTTGGAAGAATAATAGCTGGTGCTGCATTAATTGGACTTACTTTTGCTACAGGAGGTGCATTTATCTCACAAGCACCTTTTAAAGCTTTAACATTTACATCTAATCTAGCAAAAGGAGCTTTTTACTTAGGAGGTGCTTTACTTTTACAGGGTGTTTCTGATCTTTTGACTCCAACTCCACCAATACCTGAGGCAGAGCAAACTCCTGAATCTTCTGCCTTTAGTTCTCCTTTGAATGTAAGTATGCCTGGAATTGCAATACCTTTGGTTTATGGAACGGCAATATGTGGTTCAATAGTGGTAAATACTTCTGTTGAAATAGGAGATGTCTGATGCAAGTATATGATTTAGATTTAGTTTTTGGTGCTGGTGGTGGTGGTAAACGTGATAGTGGTAGGACTCCAGTAAATGAAGAAGATAATCTTAATAGCGTTGCTACTGGTAAATTATTAGATGTTTTATCAGAAGGAGAAATTGCTGGTTTTGCAACACCTTTTGAAAATGATATTGCAACCACAGATAGCAATTATCAAACTGAAGGGCAGAAAGATATATTTTTTAACAAGACACCATTATTGAAAGCATCTGCTGATTCATCTAGTGTTACCGCATCTGATTACAATTTTAATGTAGATAATTTAACAACAGAAGCTAATGAAGGAACTGCGAGTCAGGATACCATAGCTGGATTTTCTAAAGTAAGAAGTGTTATTTCAGCTTTTCCTAATGATGAGTTAACTGACGCTGGAGCGGAGAAAGTACTTACTAATGGTCTTAGTGATACGAATGGTGCAAGGATCTCAGAAGTTGTTGTGATTGTAGGAGTTTCTTCTTTGTTTGTCACTAATAATAAAGGTGATGTAACAGGTGCAAACTTAAGATTTTTGATTTTTAGAAGTATTGACGGTGGTACAGCAACACAAGTAGGTAATGTTTTAGTTAAAGGTAGAACTAATGATTTATATCAAATTCAAAAAACAATACCAATACCTGCTGCCTCTAATACCAATGCTAGGAATATATCAATTACTGTCAGAAAATTTAACGCTCCACCATCGGGAGGCAATCTAATACAAGTTGGTAATTCTATAAGATTTATGTCTGTTATTAAGGTAATCAAACAGGATTTACCTTATCCAAATACAGCATTGGTTGGTATTAATATTGATGCCGAAAATTTTAGCTCCGTTCCAAAAAGAACTTATTTATTAAAAGGTATAAAAATTCGTATTCCACACAATACAACAGTTGATAAAGAAACAGGCAGAATTATTTATGACAGTGGTTATATATTTAACGGATCAATGCAAGCTGCACAATTTTGTGCATGTCCTGTTTTTGTTTTATATGATATTTTAACTTCAAAAAGATATGGTTTTGGCGATCAAATTTTAACACCAGCAGAAAAAGTAGCTTTTAATGGTTCTGCACAAAATATTGATTTATTTTCTTTTGTAGAAGCATCTAAATATGCAAATACTCTTGTAAGTGACAGAAGAACAAATCCAACAAGTATCTCTGGTACTTATTCACAATCTGGCAGAACAGTTACAATTACTTTCACTGCAAACAGTGGATTTCAGAAAAGAGATGTAGTGACCTGTGATTTTACATCAGGTAGTGCAGTAGATTTTTCTGGTCGTATTCTTACCGTTAAACAAGATAAAAAGGTAATAACATTAAGAGCTACAAATTCAGCTACTAATAGTGGAAATGTTACCGTTACTAAAGGCAATACAGAACCTAGATTTAGTTTTAATGGTGTAATAAACAGACAAGAAGATGCTTTTAGACTTCTTAATAAAGTTGCTTCTGTATTTAGAGGGGCTGTTTATTTTAGTGAAGGTAAAATAAAACTTACGTGCGACAAACCAGCAGATTCCGTTTATTTATTTAATAGAAGTAATGTTACACAGGAAGGTTTTAGTTATGAAGGATCTGATGTAAAAACAAGATCTAATTGTGTTGTAGTAAGGTTTTTTAATAACGTCACACAGCAAATAGATTATGTACAACATCCATTAGCAAGTGATTTAAATACAGATCCTTTTGTAACTAAATATGGTCTTAATAAAAAGCAAATAGATGCTTTTGGTTGTACATCAGGTGGTCAGGCTTCACGTTTCGCACGTTTTATATATTTCTCAGAAAACTTTTTGACAGAAACTTGCACATTTACCACGACAAGTGATGCAGGAGTAATGGTAAAACCTGGCATGGTTATTTCCATATCAGATCCAGTGAGGAGTGGTACGAGACTTGCAGGGCGTATTGCTTCGGGTACTACCGCACAGCAAATTTATGTTGATGATATAACAGGCATTTCACATTCAGCAGGAGCAAAACTTTCTGTTGTTTTACCTAACGGAACTATGGAAACAGAAACTGTTCCATCAGGTTTTATTAATACTTCTCTTAAAAGAATTACTGTTAGTAGCCCGTTTAGTGCTGTGCCTAATATCAATAGTGTATGGCTTTATGAAACAGATTCAGCAGTACCTACTACATGGCGAATTATATCTATACAACAAGCACAAAATTTACAATATACAATAACAGCAGTAACTTACAACAGCAGTTTATATAACACCATCGAAGGTGGAACGGATGTCGAAGCTAAAGATATAACAACTCTTGATGAAAAAGTAGATTCACCATCACAAGTAACTATTAGAGAATCACTTTACAAACATGTTCCAAACAGTAATACTTTCGCTACTAATAATGGAAATATCAGAGTTCAGCTAAGAGCAACATGGCCTAGTGTAAATGGTGCTGTTAAATATAAAGTTATTTATACAAAAGGTGAAGATGCAGATAATCAAGATAATCCAGTTGATGTCATAGTAAGAAGAAATGAATTTGAATTACGAAATGTAGAGGCAGGAAATTTATATGAAATATCAGTACAAAGTATTAATGCTGGCGGTTTATTATCAACAGTTCCTACTGTTCAGACAGCAACAGTTGTAGGTAAATCTGCACCGCCAAGTAATGTTACAAGCCTTTCAGCAACTATAGATCCTAATGATGGTGTAGGTCTTAACTGGGTTCCTGTAACACCTTTACAATCCAATGGTTTTGCTGATTTAGATTTAGCTGGATATGAGGTAAGAAAAGGAACAGTTTGGGATAATGGTACGAATCCTGAAACAGGTGCAGCTAGTTCTGGAATAAGAGTACAGGCAACAAATTTATTTCTACCAGTTGAATTTGTAAAAGAAACTTCAACCTTTATGGTGAAAGCTTATGACACATCAGGTAACTTCTCAACAAATGCAACATCTACAACAGTAACTATAAATCCCCCATCTGCCATAGTTAGTCCAGTGACTACTGGCGAAAATGGAATTATAAAAATTAGATGGACTACACCAACAACAAGCACATATAAAATAAAAAATTATAAAATTGCATTTAATGATGGATCAGAAAAGATAATTTTTGCAGATAATACTGAGTTTCAGACACCTAATGCTTGGACAGGTTCTAGTCGTACTTTTACCATTAAAGCAGTAGATATAGCAGGTAATGAAGGTACAAGCAGTGATGTAACAGTCACAATACCAGAACCATTAGCACCAACTAACTTAACTCATAGTTTAACAACTGATTCTGTTGTCTTGAAATGGACGGAAGCTGCAAGTGCTGGTGCATTACAACCTCCTGTTATTGGTTACAGAATTTTTAGAAATAATGGATCATCAAGTATTGCACAGATAAAAGGAACAGAATTTACTTTATTAGTTAATGATACAAATTTTCCAAATTCGGGAGGTACAGCACAGGCAAGTTATCAAGTAGCTGCTGTATATGCAGACCCAGCTTTTCCTACAGATGGCAGGGCTTCAACAAACCAAGCGACTAGAGCTATATCTATATCTGTGGCATCAGCACCAAGTCCTTCATTTAGTTTTGAACTTGATTTTGCCATTGTTAAGTGGAACGAGGTCAATGGTTCATTGCCTACGATAAGATATGGAATTTTTGATGATCAAGGTAGTTTAATAACCGAGGCTGATAGTACAGAATTTAGATTAAAAGCTGATTTTGATACTAAAACTATACAGATTAAGGCTCTAAGTGCAGCTTACATTAATGCAGTAGGTGACACAGCAGCACAGGAATTATTCATTGGTGCGGGTAGCAATTTTACAATTACAAGACAAAATTTATCAGCACCCCCAAGTGGTTCATTTAAGCTAGGTAGTGAAGGAGGTTTAGGATTTGTTACTACATCTTGGACACCACCTATTGTCACTTCAGCAAACAACTTAGATTTAAAAGATTTTAAAATTATTAGAAGCAGTTCTGCTACCTTCGCTGATATTACTACTGGAAATACAGAACTAACAGTTATTCAAGATACTGAATCATTTAAGGAGGAAGTTAGTTGGAAAGTTACAGGACAAAATGACAGTATTTCTAAGTATTACTATATAATTCCAAGAGATTTACTAAATAATGAAGGAACAGCTTTAAGAATTGAAGTTGAAATATTTAGACCAAGCACAGTTCCATCATCAGGTACATCAGAAGTTATTGATAATAATGTTTTATTACGTTGGGGTCAACCATCTGTCAATGCTACTAATCAATTAAAAATAGATCATTATGAAATAAGAAAACATACTGGCAGTGGTGCATCAAGCCAAGTTTGGAGTACATCATCACCCATAGGTAAGGGAGCAGGAGAGACAATAACTGATTCAAGATTTAGTGTAGTATTTGAAACTGTTGC